TTAAATAAATGAGAATAACTTAGAGGCAATCGAGGAAATGAGCTTCTTGCATTTCTTGCCGATTGTCTCTTTTATTTGTATAGGAGGATTGTCTCTTAAAGCCATCACCTTATTTTTACTTCTTTGCCGGGAGGAAGAGCCGCGAACCAAATTATTCAACATATTATCGGAGGCCCTGTCTATTTTAGATACTGATATCCGGCCAAGATAGATCTCGGTAGTCCGTAGGGACATATGTCCTAAGGATTGGCTGATAATGCCGATTTCCGAATTCGCCTCCAGCATCATGGAAGCCCAGCTATGCCGCATCACATAGGTAGTGAATGGCTGTTCGAAGTGTAATTGCTCTCCCATTTTCTTTAAGTGGCGGTTCACTCTCCGAAGCGCGGACTGGGCCGTGACTTCTCCCTCTCCGCTGATTTTCTCGTGTAAGAAAGGGAATATCCACGGGTTATTGAAACGCCGATAAGAGAATATGATGTTCTTCATCTCGGGGGTGATCTTTACTTGCATCGCTACGCCAGTCTTGCTACGTACGTAGTGGATATAATCATCGTTTATATTGCTGTGTCGCAAATTAAAGACATCCACGAAGCACATACCTCTAGCGTAAAATAAGAAAAGAGCCAAGTGAAGGGCCGTACAGGCGTGTGGGTTCTTGGGCCGCTCAAGAGTCGCCAGATTTTGTAGGTCGAGGCTTGGCAAAGCCCTTTTCCGGGTGGGTGGGACCTTTATCTGCAGGCCGGAGAACGGGCTTTCTCTCGGAACATCCATTTGTTTATCTTGAGCGATCTTGTTGTACATTGTCTTTAGATTACGAATGTAGAAGTCCAAACTACCCGGTTTCAAGGGAGCCTGTTTCCCGTCTTCCCCTTGCATCAACCATAAAAGATAGTGATGAAGAAAATCGGTCGTTAAGTCGGCAAATGTAAACTCCGTTACTCTCGGACCTAAAAAGGTGGATAATTTATTCCATGCGCTTCGATAATTCCCAGCGGTTCTTCCTTTCCCCTCATCGATTTTACTACTGATCAATTCTTCTATACATTCCTGTAGCAAAGGGGAGTTGTCTGTTGTTTCTATATTCATATGATTACTATTTATGGATATAGAATAACAAAAATAGAAAAGATTGGTTTTATCAAAACCTCCCCTTACCAATTGTGGTAGAGGAGGTTTTGTTTTATTTATAGTTTATTTGAAAGCTTTCTCACTAATTCCGTCTCCATCGAGCCTCAATCGCTCCATATAATCCGGAACGGTACGGCCTAACGCTTTATCTACGTATAGTTTAGCCAAGTATTGAGCGAGCATGAAGCCGTGACCTTGCAAACCGACGAATAGTCCGTTATCCGGATCGATAATGTAGCGAGGCTCTACATAATAACCGGACCATGTGGCTTGTACGGGTACTGTGGCTAACGATGGAATCCAATCGCAGAACACCTCGGAGATGATCTCCATGAAACGACGGGTATTAAACTTCAACTCATCAAAATTGCTGATCTCCGCTTTAGCGTCGACAGCGGGGGAGGCGCAAGCGATAATCTGTCCGGTCTCGGCGAATTGCTGACCGTAGACAGCGGAGAAGTCGTTACGTTTCCGGCGGTCTATCAACATATCGAGGATATCCCCGTCTTTACCCAGATTCGGTAGGCGATGGGTAATCAACGCTTGGTGCTTGACCGGATAGAGGCCGGTGTAAAGGCCTAGCATGCGGGCGAAACGCTCGGCGCTATAACCGAGGGCGTTCACGAAATGATCGCATTCGTATTCGATGTATCGCTTATCATGCGTATATAATAAGACGTGATATTTTCCACCGTTTTTGTGTACTTCCACTAGGTGTGTGTCTTCCAAAACCTCACCTTGCCGCTCTTTGCCTTTGTTTCGTATAAAGTCTATCACACGCCCCGGGGTAGCTTGCCAACAATGCTGGGAGATTTGTGCGGCGAAATAGGTGTTTTGGTTCGTGTTGAAGTAGGGAGACACCTCTTTCTGGAAGTCTTTCTTGTCGATCAAATAAGCGTTGGACCAACCGCAGGAACGTTCCAGATCATTGTAGGTAGCCTCGTCGTGGGCGAACGTGATATAGCGTATCTCACGGTAATGGATATCGTATTCTTTTTGTGTCTCCTCGAATATCGTTTGGTTATTACGGGCGATCTCCGCTAATTCGGGGATCGAGAACGCTGGACGACCACCACCGATATTACGCCATGATGATCCTCGATCCGCATTAATAAGCGCGGTCTTTTTACCGGCTTCCGCAAAATAACGGAATAATGCGCTACCACCTATACCTCCGCCGGCGATTAAGACTTCCGTCTTACGAACCTGCTTTCCGGAATCTACTTTATAGGTATCCGCTATCTGACGCTGCGGATACATTTCCCCTAGGACGAAGCGGGTAGATAGGGGAGCACGGGGGGTAGCGTCGCCTACCAGTTCGATACCTTTTTCCCTTAGTTTCATGCGTAGGCGGGGTATGCAGCGTTTTCCCCGGCATGGCCCCATTCCTAGGCGGGTGATATGTTTTACCTCGTCGACGGAGATATATTTACGATCCCCAATGGCGGAAAGTAGCTCGTCCAAAGATACGTCCTCGCAATGGCAAACATAGGTCTCCGACTCACACTCCGGCTCTTGCTTGAAGTCGATTTCCTCCGGATAGTTTTCTTTTACGATGAATCCTGTGATATTCAATAAGGCATCGTTTTCCATTCCTGCCGCTTTCACACGGGCCACGTTTGTTTTTGTCGGCTTCTTTAATACTTTCTCAATGATACCTTCGCCTTGTTTCTTCCCGTTATCATCGACGAGCCACACCTCGGCACCTTCTTCTACCTCGTATTCTACCGGTAAGAATAAGTTTTGCTTCCGGGTATCGTAGCCGAAAATAGCCAGCCCCGGACAATGGGATACGCATTGCATACAGCCGGTACATTTTTCGTAATCGATCTCGGGCGTTACGCTGGTGGAGCTTTTGGTGATCGCCTTTTGAGGACAAGCGAAAGAGCAAGGGTTACAAGCGAAACCGTATAGGCAATCCAAACGAACGAAAGGGCGTTGGGCTTGACGTTCGGGAGTGGGCCTTGGGGACTCTTCCTTGATGCGGATCGGATGTTGCTGGGAGTCGATGTATTCCTTAGATATTTGTAAGTAATCGTTGTAGTTGAAACGTACGCCTAGCTCTTGGGCGATCTCATAAGCGGCTTGCTTTCCTCTTAGTACGGCGGTAGTACCTTCTCCGATTCGTACGGCATCACCTACGCCGGCACAACGTTTTCCAAATGTATATTGGCCTTTGGTTAGCAATTGGTTGTCGGGAATCAATCCTGTACATATATTAATAACATCAATACCATCAATCACTTTCTCTGTTCCCGGGATTGGCTTGAAGTTCTCGCATTCGCAGACAACCGCGCCGGTGATACCTGTCCGATCCTGGTTTGGAATGGCTTTCAAAAGCATATGAGAGGTATAAATAGGTATGCCAAGGCGGCGAATTCGATTCGCTTGTACCGGAAATCCACCTTCATGGGGCATCGCCTCTAAAATAGCCTTGACTTTCGCTCCGGCTTGCATCAATTGGTAAGACGTTAGGTAACCTATATTACCGGCGCCTACTGTCAATATGTTTTTGCCGAGTAACGTGAATTCAGCGTTCATCATTTTCTGTACGACTGCCGCTGTATAAACTCCGGGCACATCATCATTCTCGAAGGTCGGCATAAAAGGAACCGCACCAGTAGCGACTATCAAGGCTTGAGCTTCTACATAGAAATTTTTATGGTTAAGCATGTCTTTTACGGCGATACGCTTATTTTGTAGGATATCCCAGACCGTAGAATGTAAGAAAATACCAGAGTGGTCGTCTCCGGCTAAAGTTTTCGCTATATCGAAACCACGCATACCGCCAAAGCGCCGCTCTTTCTCGAAAAAGAAAAATGCATGGGTTTGCATCAAGAATTGACCGCCAATCTTATCATTGCTATCGATTACGATGCTGTTCAAGCCTAGCTCTTTTAAGGTTTCCCTACAAGCTAATCCAGCGGGGCCGGCACCAATGATGGCCACATCGGTTCGATAGATCTCTACCGGTTCTTCTCTGGGTTCTATTTGGGAATCTGTCGTATAATTCTGTACTGTTATTTCCGATACTTCCTTTACATTGTCTACTTTCGTAATACAGATACGCTTTACTTCTCCGTCTACCAGCATTTCGCAGGCGCCACATTTACCGATACCGCAATTCAACGAACGGTTGCGGCCATTTACGCTATGACTGTGTACTGGATAGCCGGCCTGATGTAAGGCGGCGGCGATGGTAAAACCCTTCATTCCCGTTACGGGTTTGCCATTGAATAAAAAAGTGTGTTCTCCCTCTTGTGGAATTGTTAAAATAGGATGATTAACGATTCTTTCCATAATTGCTATTGATTTAATTGGGCTAAAATTACGGATATAATTGGATAAATGTCCTAATTTTACTTGAAATCTATTCATAAAAAAGCGATTATCCCTAAATATTTAGGAGTAATCGCCGTGTTTTACTTGAAATTTGTCGTTTTGGGTAACCGCTCCACCAACCATAGCGTCGGAAGCGCTTTCATTTAATGTTAATCCTAGTGCGCTAACGATAGGAACCGTTAGAAAAGTGTTCCTCATCCGCTTCCGCATTCATCCGGAAGGCAAAGAGCATTATCATAAACAATAATATAGAAAGTAACTTCTTAATCATGCCTCAAACCGATCAATCATCATTTTTATCTTTGTTTGTAAAACAATTTGCAGCTTGAAATGTTTTATATTCAAACAGTCGATAAAAAGAAAAACTCTCAGCCTAAAAGAAATTACTGGTGAACCTTTTCAAACAATCTTCTGTTATACTATAAAATGACTCAGAAGTCACCTTGATAGTAGTCATCGTATAATAATTTGTTAGTAGTATTTGTTTTTTCATATAAGTAGAGTTTGTTATTTGTTTGGTCCGCATGTAGCTGTGAAGCTGGATGCGGATTTTTATTTGTTTCCGCATGGATAAAGGTATTTAAGGGTATTAGTATTGTTTTATACATCGTTTCTGTCTAACTTTGTTTGCTCAAAACAAGGATTCAACTTTACAAATACTTTACAAAAAACTTTACACGATTATGGCTACGGTACAATGGGTAATCTTCAAGCATCATAAGAAATCCGATGGGACATACAACCCCAAGATACAGATAATACATAAGAGCCTGTCCGCTTACATTCCTTCTGGGGTTAATACGGAATGTGTTCGTTTCCGAAAAGGGCACTCTTCTGGATCTGTAACGGATAGCTCTATCGAGGACAGCCTAAATGATAAAGTAAGGAAGATTCGTGCTATCCTGAATGAGAAAGAAGAAATCATCTCTGAAATGGATACGGCAAAGGAGGTGAAGGATTATGTCTTGAAGATATTGGATGCCGGTAGTGAGATTGACTTTCTTCGGTTCGCCAATGAGTATAAGGATAAGATAAAGAATGAATCCACGAAAGCTTATAATGTCACGAGAATAAATGCGTTAACGAATTATGTGGTAGAGAAAACAGGGAAACCGTCTCTTCCTATAAGCAAGCTTACCCATAAGTTGTTAAAGGATTACGAGGATTGGTTGCGGACAACTAATCGGAAGAGCAAGAAAGCCGACAAAGAAAAATGCGGATTAAGTGAAAATAGTATCAATTCCTACATGGGGGCTCTCTCTATTATCTTTAACGCTGCAAAGAAAAAATACAACGACTATAATGTGGGAGACATCCTTATAAAAAATGATCCTTTCAAGGTGTATTCCCCTCCCAGAATAGAAACAACTTCTAAGAGGGCGGTTGAGAGAGAGACTATCCGAAAAATCTTTGACTATCATTCGGACAAAGAAGTTCCGGAAATGACAAGGGATCTCTTTTTGATGTCGTTTTTCTTGGCGGGAATGAACTTGGCGGATATCTATGATTGTGGGCCGTTTGGGGACAGGGTAGAGTATACGAGGAAAAAGACACGTACCCATAAAAAAGACAAGCCGTTTTTGTCGTTGATGATGCATCCGATAATCGCAGATATAATAGAGAAATATAGGGATAAGGATGGCATAAGGGGATTTTGCTTCTATAAGATGTATTCGAATATGCCGGCATTCCATCAAGCCGTGAGAAGAGGCATTTCCGTGTTAAGGAGAGAGTTGTCCTTGCCGAATCTGACTTATTATGCGGCTCGTCATTCATTCGCTACGATCGCTCGTAATGAATGCGATATTAGCATGGATGATATCGCGCTTTGCCTTACCCATGAATCGGGGCACGATATCACGGATACCTATGTCAAGCTAGATTTTAGCAGGGTGGATAATGTTATTAATAAAGTAGTAGATCATGTGTTTAAAGAAAAAGCCGGGAAATGATGCCCGGCTTAATTTGATTTTCAAATTAGGGCGAATTTGGTGATTTAGCCAGGGAGTAATCGTCCGGCTTCACATTGTCGTTTTTGACTCATTACTGATTCTAGGCAACGGGTTGTTAGTTACTTCTTCTAGTACTTTTTCATCTTCATCTTTGAGATATTTGTTTCTCATCTCTCGAATATCATTTGTCATCCCCCATATTTTGAAGAATAAGACAATTTGTAATACTCCGAATACAAGAAGCACGATGGTTAAAAAATCAATCATAATTTTAGATATTTAGCTTGTTCTTTAATTCGTTGAATTGCTACAACCATTTCTTAACGCCTCCATGATGAGAACATGTTCCCCGTCTACTTCTACTGAAGCTATATGTCCCATCTCTGCATAAAGCTGTTGCGCCAGCAGGAGCAGAACTGTACTTAGTAGGTGATTGCACTCTTTCTCCTTTTGAGTTAGTGTAGTACTTTATTTCACTTTGAGCACTAAGAGAAGGTTTTTCTTTGGATAAGTATTTTGTAGAAACATATCCAATCTTACCGTTATATACAACGGGTATCCAATTACAATCGCAATCTTCAGCGATTGTAATTGGTGTTCCTTTAGGTATGACTGTTAGCACCTTTGACAACGAATCAGCTCTAAAGCGCATATTTAGATTCGTTGTGGTATATTTTGTTATATCCTGTGCATTTAAGGTAAATGCCAAGATGATTTGAGTTAGAAAAATTATGAGTTTATTCATGTATATTTATTTCATTAATCCAATTTTTCAATTGATGCATTCTCCATTTTTTTTGCTCTTCCTGTAGAACTGAATATGCCAGTGATTCTTATATTTGATCCTTCTTCAAAAGCACTATTTACTATGGAAAAATATTGTTGATAATTAAGTTTCGCTTTTATGTTCATTGTTTTGTTATCATCTCCAATAACAGCAACTTGAACTTCAACATGCTCTCTTTCATTAACATTGGGGTTACTTCCGATGCTAGAAATTTTGCCATAAAAAATCTTTTGCGTATTTTCTTGTTTTGCTGGTCGATATTTTTCTACCACATCACATACCTGTTCTATGTATTTTGGTTCCAATTTTACTTTTGTTAATGAGAAATTATCAATAAATTTTACATCTTTACACCAATCGACTATAATATTCATTTCAGTATCTTTAGTATCTTCATAAATACTCATCAAAGAATCTAAGAAATTGATACTGTATATTCCCTGATCAACTTCTTCGTCAAACTTGTTTTTATTGTCTGCATTTAAGTCTTCTTGTATGTTATATATAGAAGAAATCAGCTTTATATTAATTTTTCTGTTTAAGGGAATATTTTCTTCAGTAGGTTCAAAAATCTCATAGTGATAATTGCCTAAAGGACACAGAATATTAAGAATGTAACTACCTATTTCTGTTTGACCAAATGAATAGTTTGATATATTATCATTTACATCATTAGTATAAACTTTTGCATGAAATTTAGAAGGTGATAAGGTGTCGAGACATGATATGGCTAATATATCTTTAATATTATCAATAGCTTCTGTCATTTTAAAAAAAGGAATTTTACCTTCTTTTGTATAATTGTCTGCTATGCGCCATTTTAGAATGTCATAAGAAGGATTTAATATCCTGTTTATCAATGATTCTAAGCTTCTGTTTTCATATGAAGCTATAGATTGTAATGTGTCTGTAATTACTTTATAATAATCAGAAAATTCATTTGAAAGTGGAATCAATGCGGTATATTCATCATCTGGAGAAACGAACTGTCTAACTCGACCATTCATCAAAGTACTTAGTTCCTCCCATTTCAAGAAGGAAACAACCTTAAGAATTCTTTCGGCAGAAATAAGGTCTATTGCTTTATGCAAATCTTTCATAATTCTTCCTCCTTTGATACTTTTATCATTAATTTTTTTAGATTCTCACAAGATAAAATATTGTCTTTTGGTATAGCGATTGTAATATTGGAGCCATTATTTGTAGGCTGGCAGTTTTTGAGATTCACCCAATATGCACATTTTGTTATTTTAAGAGCAACTCTTGAGTGTTTTACCCATTTTTTTCGATCTCTATCCATATGCAAAACTACTAATATTATAGGAGTCATCCTATCACCGATTACAAGATTATTATAATTCTTTGATTCTAAAATAAAAGTAATATCTCCATTTCTTTTTTGTTTGAATCTAGCGAAAGAGGATTTTAGCTGAATATCAAGAGTTGGAGAATACTTTAAGCATCCAGACGTTGTACTTGGATACCCTTTGCATTTGATGGTAATGTCTACACCATCGTTATCTCGTCTTTCTATTGATAAAGTATAGCCATTATAAGCACATAATCCTTGCATGTAAGCAATGCTTACATCTTCCATGCTTTCCTGTGGTGTGTTTGGCATAATTTTACATTATAAGGTTAATAATACATAGTGTTTCTTTTTTTGTTTGTACAGAATCCTGTGATAGAGAGAATATAGCTAAAACCTTTTGACGGCTCCTAGTACTTGGAATATTGTTCTAATCATTCTTGCGGGAAGTTGTTGTGTAGAATATTCAGGTGACTTGTTTGATGGAACAAGAGTGTAAGTGTCATCTGTTTTTCCAGCTCCTAATCTTTTAATAGTACGCATATCGTTTGTTGTGACGATAGCATATACCTCTCCAAGTGGAAGAAATGATCGGTCTTCTATCTTTTTCAATGCTATCATATCACCATGATTAATCTCTGGCTCCATTGAGTGGCCGGTTACATTACACCAACAAGTAGCATCGTTATACTTCTTGAAGTCTATTAGATATTCAGGATTTATAGTCTGGTCGTTCAAAACTAAATCAAAACCTCCAATAAAATCCACATTATAATAGGGTACTCCCTTTGTGTAGCTTATTTTAGGTTCGTCTTCCTCATTGTTGCTATGACTCAACATTCCTCCTAAACCTGTTACAAGCCAGTTTATATTTAAATCAGGACAGGCCATAGCTATTTTTTCTATGGAGTCTGCGTTGAACCCAGTTTTCTTAGCAATGGCTCCACGTGATAGACCAGCTGACTCTTCAAAGGCTGTTTGACCAAAGCCCTTAAACTTTAAATATTCAACGAATCTTTCTTTTGTTGTCATTTTTTTATTTTACTGATATAATTCAGTATATTTGCATCTGTATCAAGTTGCGGATGATACCGACTAAATTGTTTAACTGTTCCCGTAAGGGACTATATAGGCGACTTCCTCAAACCGCAACCTTGAGGTTGTCGTCTTTGCTTTATTGCTATGGAAATACCTGCTGCGTATGCCGCTTTCTTCGTTGTCGCCATATTCTTTATAGCTTTGGATATTTCTTTTACAAATTATAAGCCAATAACTGAATATGTCATAGAGTATCTTTCTAGTAAGATCAAAGAAGTAATGAGTATGTTAATACGATAACTCATTTGCGTCTGAAATGAATTTCTTTACTTTCTCAATACCTTCTAGATCGACCTTAGATAGCACATCTAAGTAATCACTTCTTTTACCTCTGTATATATGACAGGTATTTCCCTTCTCGTTATATCTCTTTGTTATTTCAATAAGGCAGAACAAAATATCGTTTAGACCTTCCTTTTCAGTGCTATTGTTTATTTTTCCAATAGCTTGTATGAATCCATCTATTGCTTTTTCATCGATATGCCTGTTGTAGAAATCGATGTATCTAACAAATGTGATAAGCCCTTCAAGGTTGCTACTTTTGTCTTCAATCACTTTTTGAACGATCCTTTTTGTATCCTCTTCGATCGTCCTTTTAAATAAAAAATAGTTCTGTATATTCCACCATAGCAATATTGCTGTACTGGCAGATAGTGCAGCAACAACCCATCCGAGAAATTCTGTGTTCTCAAATGTAAAAGGCTTAATATCCAGAGCAATATACGCCAAAACCCCTAATGACACGATTATGGCTATTCTTGCATACCAACTCTCTTTCTTCATAACTATATAATGTACGCAAAGTCGCACAAAGGTTAAATAATATTTATATACTGAATAAATACAGTAAATATTTTGCTTTACTGAATTATGGTAGTATATTTGCATCATCAAACAATTGATAACGCTATCACAGGCAAAGTTAGCAAACTCAATTGATGATACAATAGTATAAACATATTAAAATGCACGATTATGGCACGATCTTATGAAACAGCACTCGCAGAACTCGAAAACGCAAGAGTAGAGTTAGAAGCATTGAACATGATCGGCGAAGAAGAAGCTTGCTATATATATAATGTAGACAGCAAGTCTGAAATCGTGAAAATTATCTCTGAAGATATAGAAGCTCTCGAAAGAGAAGTAGAATATCTCACTCCTAAGATTTATGAACCTGAATACGATTACTAACATATAAACACACACGATTATGAAAACTTCAAATTTCAGACACAAAGTATTTTGCATGGCTTACGAGCTAATGAAAGTGACAGGTAAAGCGTTCGCAGTATGTCTTTCCCGTGCTTGGGCACTCTATCGGCTAACAAGACAGATGCACAAAGGTATTGTAACATTCGCTTACGAAAAGGCTGACGGTTCACTTCGCAAAGCAAAAGGTACTCTTAAAGACGTTCAGTCCCTAATCAAAGGCACTGGATCAGAAAACTACAAAACGGTTCGCTACTTCGATGTAGATGCGAACGGATTCAGATCATTTAAAGTAGAAAACTTCATAACGGTTTATTAAAGCTAGGTCGGGTGGGCGTAGAGAATATCTCACCCGGTCACTTCTGTTAGTTCTTTCTCGTACTTACACCTTAGTACCCGCAGAAATGGGGTTGAAACGAAAGGATAACATATAATAATGTATAAGCGCAGATAGCTTTTGCCGTGACCTGCTGGGGTACATTATAAAAAAGAAATTATCAAAGGGGCGTGTTTCCTTGCGGTGTTATGGTCAGACATTGGTTAACCGCCGCCCCTTTTCAAAATATGGCCCGGTTCTGAAGCGAGAGCTGTCGATCGAATCGGTTGCCGGGCACAAATTAAATTCTAACGCTTATGAAAAATATAATTTACGGGATAGCCTTGTTCGTTGGCTTCATCCTTATGGCATCAGAATCAGCTACGTTCATTCCTAATCTTGTGGGTGTCGTAGTATTCACTTATTCAGCATACAAACTTGATTTAATAACAGCTTTAAAATGATAAGACATGGAAACAAAAGGTATAGAAGAAATGACTAAAGAAGAGCTTATTGATTTGGTAGATTCTCTAAACAAAGAATTGGATGGAGCGAAAAAGGATCTGGATCTTTATCGAGCTTGGAAAGACAGGGAAGAATCGGCTCGTATTCTGGCAGAGAAGAAGCTATTAGCTGCAAAAGCCTTCTTTGAAGTTGTTTGATTCGTTTGTGTTTAGGTTGTCAAAAGCGGCCGGGTGAAAGCCCCGGCAATTGGGCGGGCGTATTGGAACGCTCTGCGCACAGCCGGAAGTGCGTATGCCGGATCGTTACCGGTTCCGTCCACAATCAATTTAAATTTATAGTTATATGGCAACAATCAGAGAAACAATTTTGAAAACAAAGCCCGGTGAGCCCAAGGCGATCCCATTATCAGAGGTGTCGGATGTAATGGGGTATCGCTCCGAGGCACTTCGCATTAATAACGAGTTGAGAAAAGACGGTATTGTGACGAAAGACGGTAGGCCACCTTACACGATTTCCAGAAATAGCAGGGTCGGCTTTCTCTATATAGTCAATAATATAGAGAAGCCTTAAAAATCAACACGCACGATTATGAATGTCACGATTAATACTGATGCGTCCTTCAATCATCATCATAAGGTTGGGGGTTACGCTTTCTGGATCACGTCAGAATTAGGCCGGATCAGGCAATCGGGTACGCTAAAAGAGACATCGGATGCGCAGGACGCTGAACTGAAAGCGTTGGCGAACGCTGTTTATGTCCTTTTGAACTCAGAGTTTAATAATGGATCAATAGAACATATCTATGTGAATAGCGATTGCAAGATGATGTTCCCGAAGATAAGCATTAAAAGTACCAGTGTCCCGGGGAAATACATTGCGGAGACCCTAAATGATATCTTACGTCAGAATACGGACGGCTGTATATATGGCCGTATATCGTTTAGGCACGTAAAGGCGCATACGAACAATCTCACCAAGTCGAGAAGCTGGGTGAATGATTGGTGCGATAATGAAGCTAAGAAAGCTATGAGGTCGGCTGTAGAAATCCTAAAACAAGAAATGTCATGGAAGTCTTCACCGAACTAACACCTGAATGCGACCTGACAGCGCAGATGTACGCCTCCGGGTACGAGAAGAAGGAGATTGCCAGTTTGAAGCATCGTGCGGTAAGCACGATAAATAACCAGCTCCAGACGGCATTTTTGATTTTGGGCGTTCGGAATGGGAGAGAGCTAGCACTAAAATTGGCTGAAAGGATATCGGGTATCCGGTTGACACTGGACTTTTCGCCTGCCACGAAATCGGCGGTTGCTAGTGTTCTTTTGATAATCCTTTGTTTAGATAGTCATTTTGACATGAGACGGCAACGAATCCGAACCCGTTCTAACGCCAATGTAGAACTTACCGCCCGTATTCGTGTAAGAACGAGAGGGCGAAATATAATTATTTGAATTATGGAAGCAACTCAATCAAATCCGGCTATGGCCCTTCTTCAACAGGCCATGGAACTGATCTCCCCCAAAATGAGCATTCCTGTAGTAATAGATTACGATGCCATTACGAAAGCTGCGGTAAGGACAGTAGCCGAGGAAAGGAAAAAAATCTATAACCGCGTGCTTTTCACTCAAAAGGAAGCACAAGACACATACGGTAAATCGGTTATCAATGCCTTGGTAAAACGTGGTTTTCTCCAGCAATACAAGTTTGACACCCGTGAGGCCGTGGATAGGGAAGGTAATCCTATCATTAAGGCTAAAGGGGTAATTTATTACCGGATAGCGGAAATAGAAAAAGCTATTGAGGATGGGAATATCCTAAAAGGTACACGAAGAGGAACGATATAGTATTAACGATTAAAATATTACGATCATGAGTTTAATTAAAAAATCAACGGAATTGAATATTCCGACAAATGTAAAGATGATGCTTTACGGCCAAGCTGGTTTTGGCAAGAGTACAGTTGCATTGAGTGCTCCAATGCCGTTATTACTTGACTTCGACAACGGGGTTAAAAGAGTGAATGATTCCCATCTGCAAAGTGTGGACATCGTGCAAGTCACTTCTTGGAATGACATGAAGGTGCTAATGAGTGAAAATCTGTCAGCTTATCAATCAATAGTTATTGATACTATCGGTAAGATGATGGATTTCATTATTTCTTACAAATGTGGAACCCGACAGCCTTCTATTAGAGATTGGGGCGGTATCAATCAAGAATTTTCATGGTTTGTTCGCTGTCTGTCGGATTTGAATAAAAACGTCATTTTTGTCGCTCACAGGGATACACGAAAAGAGGGTGATGATACGGTTTTTGTCCCTGCGTTAAGGGAAAAGTCTTACAATTCGATCGTTACAGAATTGGATTTGTTAGGGTATATGGAAATGCGGAATGAGAATGGCCGGGTAAGAAGAACGATCACATTCGATCCGACAAATAGAAATGACGGAAAGAATACCTGTAATCTGCCATCTGTTATGGAGGTTCCGACTATTATAGACGTACAAGGGAAACCCACGGCAAAGAACGATTTCATCGCTACTCGGATTATTGCCCCTTATCTTGGTATGCTACAAGCTAAAAAGGCAGAACAAGAAGCATATAATAAGGTTTTATCAGATATAACAGGGTGTTTAGAATTGGTTGGGGATGCAGCATCCGCGAATGACTTCATCGCACATATTGACGATTTCAACCATGTTGGAAGTTCAAAAATGAAAGCGTCTATGATGTTGGCGGCTAAGGCTAAAGAACTTGGATTGGTCTTTGACAAGAATACTAAAATGTATAACGATGCAGCAGCTTAAATATAAATTTTACGCCACTATTCTTGACTCCTTTTGGGGGTATTTGAATAGTGATGTGGTTTGGGAAAAATACTGGGGGTGGTCTGAAAATCCACCCCACACACCCGAACAGTTTCACGAGTTGCAGTTTCAAGAACTCATTGATCGCATTAATCGTAAACCTTTCGATAGCGAAGCTGCGGATAAAGGGACAGCGTTTAACGAATTGGTGGATGCTCTTATAGAAAATAGGAAACCTAATAAGATGAACGTAGAGAGAAATGCCGAGAATACTTGCTATACGGTTGTTTACAATGACCGCACATTTGTTTTTCCCATTTCTCTTTGCCGAGAATTTGCCAATTACTACAAAGGCGCATTAACCCAACAAAGAGTAGAAGCGATTCTTCCAACCGCATACGGCAATGTTTTGGTTTATGGGGTAATTGACGAACTGATGTCAGCCAGCGTCCACGACATCAAAACAACCGGAAGCTATACCGTAGGGAAGTTCAAAGACCACCATCAACATTTGGTTTATCCTTACGCTTTGATGAAGAACGGTTCGGATGTACGGACATTTGAGTACAACATTGTAGAGTTCAATAAAGGCGGTTTTGTGGTAGATACCTATACAGAAACATACGTTTTCAATCCAGAACGTGATATTCCTATTCTCACTAATCATTGTGAGGAATTTATCCGGTTTTTGGAAGAAAACAGAGAACTTATAACCGATACCAAAATTATATCAAATAATGAGTAGTGAAATTTGGAAGCCTATTAAAGATTATGAAGGTCTTTATGAGGTATCATCTTTAGGCAGAATAAAATCTATGCCTAAAAAATTTATAAGAAACGGAGCTGTAACACATTTTGAAGAAAAGATATTAACGCCTTCTGATAGTCATGGGTATCGTTCTGTTGTTCTAACAAAGAATGGCATTCATAAAACGCATAGCGTTCACAGATTGGTGGCTTTAGCTTTCATTCAAAATCCAAATAACTATACTCAAATAAATCATAAAGACGAAAATAAATCCAATAACAGAGTTGAAAATCTTGAATGGTGTACACATTCATACAATATGAATTATGGAACGCTCCAAGAGCGTAAGGGGAAAGCTAATGGTGTGCCAGTCTATCAATATACCAAATCTGGTGACTTCGTTAAGAAATATCCTTCGTTAAAATCAGCAGCGGTAAGTAACGGATTCCAAAGTTCACCTATTCAAAATTGTTGCTGTGGAAGAAGTAAGACTTCGTATGGATTTATATGGAAATATTAATTAAAAGATTTTTGGAGGAGAAAATTAATGGCAAACCAAATAACCGGACGGATAATCGAAATCGGACAAACTGTTCAAATACCATCCAAAAACGGTGGTTCCTCGTTTACAAAACGGGAGTTCATTTTAGATGCTACCACTTACGACCCTTATACGGGAGAGCGTAGCGAGTATGAGAATGTTATTCCCTTAGAGTTTTCAGGCGATAAGTGTGCAGAACTTGACCGCTTTAATCAGGGTGATGTTGTTACTGTATCATTTGTCTTACAAGGGCGTTCTTGGACGAATCAAGACGGAGAACTCAAACGTATGGCATCTATTCGGTGCTACAAAATAGATGCGCGTGGTGGTGTATCGCAACAAACAACATCGGTACAACAGCCAGCGCCACAACCGACCTATCAGCAACAGCCGCAGAATTTCCCGCCTCCGGTTGATGTTAATGGCAATGTAAAGGACGATTTGCCTTTTTAGCGTATGTTGTTCGACTTGAAGAATGAATTTCAAATACCCAAGTTCAAGGAGTATGTAAACAAGCTGTTTAGTGAACGTGCGGTGGTGGAAGTGAAAAAGAAACTACCTAACCGCACGCTTGCCCAAAACAGCTACTTGCATCTTCTTTTAGGGTATTTCGGTAGTGAGTACGGTTGCAGTCTCGACGAAGCAAAAATTGATTTTTATAAGAGGACTTGCAACCGTGATTTGTTTGAACGTAAGACGGTCAACAAGAAAGGCAATGAAGTAACTTATTTGCGCAGTTCTGCCGAGCTGACAACAGGTGAAATGACTTTGAGTATTGACCGTTTCCGAAACTGGAGCGCATCTGTGGCAGGTATCTATTTGCCTGCCGCTAACGAACAACAGATGCTTATCTACGCACAACAAGAAATTGAACGTAATAATGAATTTATTTAAAAATTGAGATTATGAAGAAAAGAAAATTTCCCCAAGATGTAGCAAAATTCTTTCATCCTGAAAAATCAATCAACCCTAAATCCAGCGGTATTCACCAAATAGAGAAAGCCTCTCAAAGAAGCTATATTCCAGTTTATAATACTATGGGTACTGCAAGAAAGGTTTACAATGAGTTTGGCAAAATAAGTTATAGATAATATGGACAAATTTTTAGGACAAGACATTCCTGAACAGGAACGATGGCAGTTTCTTCAGGACAATGCCGATGCAGTGGAGAAAATCGGTTATACTCACCGATTCACACCCGAAGAATTGGCGCAAAAGAAAGAAATATTAGCTGAAGTATCAATCACCATCAATGATATTGAGATAGAAAAGAAAGAGGCTATGGACGAGTTCAAAGAACGTCTGAAACCTTTGAACGAAGAAAAGCAGGAACTTTTGGACCACATTAAGAGAGGTTCTGAGTTTGTAGAAAATGAAGAATGTGCCAAAATCCTCTATCACGAGGAAAAGATGGCAGGATTCTATAACAAGTTGGGTGAGCTGGTTTATAGCCGCCCGATTATGCCGCAAGAAATGCAGAAGACAGTATTCAGTATTAACCGTAAAACAGGAACAGAATCATGAGCGAAAACAAAATTAACTTGGTTGTGCCGAAAGACTATAACGGCAAACCTATCGAAGTAGTATTGCGTGAAGGTGAAGCACCCGTAGCACTTGACCCGAAAGAACAGGAAAGAGTAGTTATCAATGGAACGATAGATGCACCTCTCAGATGGTTGGAGAAACGTGTCGAACTGATTAACCAGAAAGCGACCAATATCATTGTAAATCGTGATAAGATGGGGTTAGCATTAACTATTGATGAAACCAACTACTATCAGACTGAAATCAACGGTATTTTGCAGCCTTCAAAAGAAATGCAGGAGTTTGGTATCAACGTTGAAAAGAAATGGGAGCCCATCAAGTTATCTAAGTTCATCAAAATGCACCGTGCTTTCTTTACTGACAAGTCACAGAATATGATGCTTGTATCTACTTTGAAGAATTTCAAAGCAAAGGTAAACCAAGACATTGAGCGCAGCAAGGAGGAAAACGGCAGCAAAGTTGACAACTACTCGCAGGTGGTTGATTCCAATTTGCCGAAATCATTCAAACTGAACATCCCTCTTTTCAAAGGCTTTGCCTGTGAAGAAATCGAAGTTGAGATTTACGCTGATGTAGACGGTAGAGATGTTTCCCTTTCTCTTGTGTCGGCTGGCGCAAATGAAGCAATTGAGGAATACAAGAATAAAGTCATTGATGTACAGTTGGATGCCATCAGACAGATTGCACCAGACATTGTAATCGTTGAGGTGTAACTTTGTTAACCTGCCTGCTCGGTCTGTGAAGATATAGCGGGCAAACCCATAAAAATACAATCATGAATATAGTAAAAAGTAAAAGTTTTAAAAACGGTACAGTTTACTGCTTGCGGCTTGAAGATGGTATGCTGGTAGAAACAACTGATACCTTTCTTCCATATTACACAAAAGATGCGATAGGAAGAAAACAGAATTTCCTTGATAACAACAATCTCGGAAGTCGCGCTGAAAGATGGATGATTGGAGTTTCAACCATGAGCGGTTGTCCTGTACGTTGTAAGTTCTGTGCCACTGGTAATATGAAGAAATACCGCAATCTTACAGCAGATGAGATTGTAGAACAAGTATTGTTTGCTATCAGAAGCGCAGGTTACAACCCGAATGATTCCAAAGAATTTAAGATTAACTACACTCGTATGGGTGAGCCTTTCTTAAATATAGAAGCCGTAAAAAAAGCAATTGAACGTATTACGGAAATATTCCCAAATACTCACCATTACGTTTCAACGATTGGCATTAAAGATAGCGACTTCTCTTTTGTGAAAGGCAATGTGACGCTACAGATTAGCTTACACAGTTTTGACGAAGAAAAGAGAGGCTGGCTTATTCCTTATCCGAAGAAAATGTCTATTGATGAACTTGGGCAAATAAGAACAGAAAGTAATCTGAAAACAACTATCAATTTAACATTGGTGGATGAATCTGATTTTGATGCGGATAAGCTGGAGAAACATTTTGATAAGGAACACTTTTTTGTGAAGTTGTCTCCAATCAATCCAAATAACATATCAGAGAAAAACAACCTTGGTAATGGAATTATCGAGGGAGTGAATTTAGTATAAACAATTTAATTTACAGAATCATGAAAGAGATTAAAAAACAACTTGAAAAGATGGGCTACGATTATGCAGTAGCCATTGCAACAAAGTCTGAAATTGAAAACGGTGCCGCTTGCGGTCAGCTTTCAATTATCGTTGAAGGCGAGACTGAAGAATAAGTAACAGTTAGGTGGTATGGCGGAATTGGTAGACGCTAAAGTTTAATATCTCATAGATAGGTTGTCGGTAACGGGGGGGGGTAATATAAGCAGTAGCCCGATGTAAAAACATATAAAGGCAGGTATAGGTGGCGAGATTACACTCATTGTAAAAACTAAAAAGCTCCTATCATGCAGGTTCAAGTCCTGTTACCACCACATAGGGATAAAATGGTCATAGGGTGCTAAGACTAAATGAATGGAAATTTCAAGTGTACATAGAAATGGAAATCATCAAGACCGTAGTTGTAAGTAACAGGTTGAGTAGTTTAAAGATCGTAGGATAACCAATCTACGGATGAAAGCGAGAAAGCAGACGATACTTGTGCGGGTTCGACTCCCGCTTATCCCTCATAAATGTGAGCCACACATAAATGGCATGGGTTAGTGAATTATGGTTGTGCCCCGGAGAATACGCTTCGGGGCTTTAATAAAAAACAATATGGAAACAAAAGAAATTACCAAGACTATTTACATTGCAAATGACAGGAAAGAGTTCTTAACGAAAGAAGATTGCGAAAAGCATGAAAGGTTTGTTGAAGAAATACTTTCACGTATTAAGTATTTCTGTATCAGATGTAATCCTGACTTAACAGAAACAGGAAATTTCTCTCATAAAATATATGTGGCTGTGTTTTCTAAACATTACCTATATAAAGATATTGCATTTCAATGGGCTTTAAAGAAGCTTGGTACTTACTTAGGGGAGAGCGTAATGGGATATGGCTTTCAACCCCATTTTAATGTAAGTGAAGTTTCTAAAGAAGAATATGAAGAATGCCCTGTTACTGTTTGGGGAGGCACTCCATTGAAGAGTGAGAAAATATTCCTTAGTCCTAAATCAGTAGAGGGATTTCCTGAAAACATTGACTACATGAAAGAATGGGGATTTAAATAATGCCATATTACATAAAACGAAAGGCTAAGAAGAAAGACAAGCCTTTACCTCTGTTTGATAAAGCGGGGGTAACAATAAAGAAGAAGCCGGATTTGAAAGCTAAGCTCGACAAGGAGTTTTCCCTTTTTATCCGGCTTCGTGATTGTATGCCAAACGGTTATTTTCGTTGTATCTCTTGTGGGCAGATAAAGCCGTTTGCGCAAGCGGATAATGGTCACTATTTCAGCCGGACGCATTTGGCAACACGGTTTGACGAGGATAATTGCCATGCCGAGTGCCGCTCATGTAACCGTTTCAAAGCCGACCATTTGGAGGGCTATCGGGTGAATCTGATAGCCAAGATAGGTCAGCAGAAATTCGACTTGCTGAAAGTGAAAGCTGTATCAAATACCAAGATGTCTGATTTTGAGTACGAGCAGCTAATCAAGTATTACAAGGCACTGAATAAGAAACTTAGAAAGGAGAAAGGTCTATGACTTATCAGCTACGTGATTACCAACAGAAATCCTCTGATGCAGCCGTTTCTTTCTTCAACAACAAGGCGAAGAAAACAAACGCCATCATGGTCTTGCCTACGGGCAGCGGAAAGTCGCTTATCATAGCGGATATAGCCGCAAGGCTTGACGGTCATACCTTAGTGTTCCAGCCCTCGAAGGAAATACTCGAACAGAATTTCAAGAAACTCTGTTCATACGGTATTCTTGATTGCAGCATCTATTCTGCATCCTTTAACTCAAAGGAGATAAGCCGGATAACATTTGCCACCATCGGCAGTGTGAAGAATCATCCCGAACTGTTCACCCACTTCAAGAACATCATTGTGGATGAATGTCATCTTGTAAACCCCAAAGAGGGAATGTACAAGGATTTTTTTGATGCAGTGAAGTGTAAGGTTCTTGGACTGACAGCAACGCCATACCGTTTAAGCTCCAGCCGTGATTTCGGCTCCATGCTGAAATTTATCACTCGGACAAAACCTCATGTCTTTTCAGAGGTCATTTATCATGTACAGGTATCAACCTTATTAGATATGGGCTACTTGGCGAAGTTGGATTACTATTCAATGAATCCTTCAGGGTGGAATGAACTTAACTTGAAAGTAAATACTACTGGTGCCGACTATACGGATAGGTCAGTTCAAAAAGAATATGAACGGATAGACTTCTACGGTTATCTCGTTCATATCGTCCAAAGGCTGATGAATCCCAAAGCCGGAGGAAAACGGAAGGGTATTTTGGCCTTTACCCGTTTTTTGAAAGAAGCGGAACGGTTAACGATATCAATACCCGGTTGCGCTATCGTTTCAGGTGATACTCCTAAGAAAGAACGTGAACATATTCTTGAGGTGTTCAAAGCTGGTGAAATTCCGGTAGTAGCTAATATGGGTGTACTTACGACTGGCTTTGACTATCCGGAACTTGATACGGTCGTTATGGCACGTCCTACAATGTCACTTGCCATGTGGTATCAGATAGTCGGTCGTGCCATCCGCCCGCATCCTTCTAAAGAATGTGGATGGATTGTGGATTTATGCGGTAACATCAAACGTTTCGGAGAGGTGTCGGATTTACGATTGTTTGATAGCGGTAATGGTAAGTGGGCTGTATTTTCTAACGGAAGGCAATTAACTAACGTGAGATTCTAAGACTATGGACGAAGGATTTTTGAGGCTAAGCCGCAGGTTTTTCTCGAATGAAATGTGGAATGAAGCCCGTACTTTTAGCAGTTGCGAAGCGTGGTTAGACTTAATTCAGTCTGCACGATTTGAGGCAACGCCTCGAAAGGAGAGTATCGGAGGTCGAGAAATCTCTTATTCAAGAGGTCAATATCCTGCATCCATAAGATTTCTGTCACAGCGTTGGAAATGGTCTGAAAAGAAGGTGCGTTCCTTTCTTGTGCATCTTAGAAAGAAAGGTATGATAACTGTTGAGTGCAATCAAGGAATGAACCTTATAACCTTATGTAAATATGAAGAATATAATCCAATGGGCACAACCAAGGGCACAAGTAAGGACACAGGTATTGAAAAGGAAATCAATGAATTAAGACACGAATGGGCACAACTAAGGGCACAACTTGGGGCACAGTCCATGAACAACAATCTACCGCAATCCGAACTTTTACAAAAATCAGGGCACACAGAGGGCACAAATACAAAGAAAGAAGAAAGAGAGTATATAGATATATCTCTACATCAAAAGAAAGAAAATACTCCTGACGGAGTATCAAAGAAAGCCAAGCTTTCTTCGCCCTCCCCCTCTGAAAAGATTGATTACAGCGGATTGATGGAATACTATAATACCACATTCAAAGACAGACTCCAGCAGATAAGATCAATGACTGATGTGAGAAAAAAGGCTGTAAAAGCCCGGATAGCCCAATATGGGAAAGAGTCAGTGAGGAGTGTTTTCAATCTCATTCTTCAATCCCCGTTCTTACTTGGAGCTAATGACCGCAATTGGAAATGCGACTTTGATTGGATTTTCAAACAAGCAAACTTTACTAAAATATTGGAAGGAAACTATAATGGGACAAGACTTAGTAAAAATCAACAGGATAGCGAGCAGCGAAAACGTGATTCAGTTCTTGCAGTCGCTACAACCGTTAGAGAAGCTGCCGCAAAAAAGAGAAAGGAACTTGAAGCAGAGGGCGTTATTGAATAAATATCCCGATCCTGCACAATTCATTCTTGATTACAACCCTGATTTGCAGTTCAAACTTGTCAGATGTAATGCAACCCATTCAGAACTGGCGTTGAATGACAGCATTCCGAGTTTAGGGCTATTGTCTTCTACTTATGGGGATGAAACACCGATAGAATGGCTAAAGATACAATTTGGCTCATTGAATGACTTTGCAGAAGTTTCAACCAAGATAGCGAAAGAGCAACTTTCTGAACTATCGGAGATATTCCTTTCGGAGTATTATTATATAAATGCCGCTGAAATCTGTTTTTTCATAGCACGGTTTAAGTCAGGGAAGTATGGGCGGTTCTACGGTTCAATAGATCCATTGAAAATAACAAGTGCGATGCTGGACTACGTTTCTGAACGTCGGAAAGATATTGAACGGAAAGAGCGTGAACGATACAGAAACCAACGTGAAAAAGAGATAGAGGAGCGTGGAGATAACAGAATCTCTTATGCTGAGTACATTGAAATCAAGCACCGTGCTGATGCAGGAGATGAGGAAGCTAGAAAAATGCTGATATCACCATGAGAATAACCGTTTACTGGGTAACAAGAAATCCGGATGTTATCGTAAGAATCCGGAAAAAGTTCAATATCCCAAGTTATACTTCCGTGAACTACGAAACAGAATGTGAAATCAAGAATGAAGACTTTCCACTGTTAGAAGAAACAGAACGAAGGGGATTCATTCGAATTAGAAATAAGAATACACGATTATGCAAGGAACAGACAAACTGAATACGATAACCAACATCGTATTTGTCCTCACGGACGTTTTAGAAACCAACCTTCTAGAAATGCAGCAGCAATACAAGAAGGAAGGCTTTGAATTGCGGCACGATTCAAAAAGAAACTTCAACACAGCCATAGCCGCGATAAAGAGATTGAAAAGTGATGTGAATCATTGCAGCGAATCCACTCAGGAAAACTTCGGCAATGATTCTGACATGGTGAACGCCATGTTGCTCACACTGATTGACAGATGCGGTGATGATGACAACCTCGCTTATAAGATGTACGAATACATTAAATCTTTCCCGTCCAAACTGAATCTGGACTTGGATTTGGATAATGCGTTCAGCCACCTGTTTAGAAAGGAGAAATCAACAAAAGAATAGCATAATGAAAGATTATATAGAATTTTTGAAAGACAAGATGGCAATCAGCCATCAGACTGGGTTTGAAGTCAGACCGGAAGAAATTTCCCCGTATTTATACCCTCATGTGAAAGATACAGTACGTTGGGCTATTTCCGGCGGTTGCAGGGCGATATTCTCCAGCTTCGGTATGCAGAAAACCGTAACCCAGTTGGAGATACTGCGGGTGATCCTGAACCGCACAGGAGGCAAAGGGTTGATAGTTTGCCCCAAGCGTGTAGTAGTGGAGTTCCTGACACAGGCCGAAAAGCATCTGGGTATGAAAGTGAGCTATGTACGTACTATGCAGGAGGTGAAGCAATGTCCGACCAATATCATGGTGACAAACTATGAACGTGTCCGTGACGGCGAGGACGGAATAAGAATAGAACCTTCCTACTTTACCGTTACCTCATTGGATGAAGCGAGCGTGTTACGTGGATTCGGAACCAAGACCTATCAGGAGTTTCTTCCTATGTTTGCAGAAGTTCCGTACAGGTTTGTTGCCACTGCCACACCGTCACCCAACAGATACAAGGAGCTGATACACTATGCCGGCTACCTTGGAGTGATGGATACCGGGCAGGCACTTACAAGGTTCTTCCAGCGTGACAGCACGAAGGCGAACAATCTTACCCTCTATCCCCACAAGGAGAAGGAATTCTGGTTATGGGTAAGTACATGGGCGTTGTTCCTCACCAAACCGTCTGATTTAGGTTATCCCGATACAGGATATGAGTTACCAGAGTTACGGGTACATGAAGAAGTCGTGAGTGTGGATAACTCCACTGCCGGAGCCGACCGTGACGGGCAGGTGAAAATGTTCCGTGAGGCTGCTCTCGGTCTGGCTGATGCTGCAAAGGAACGCCGGGACAACATGCAGGAAAAGATTGCCCGTGTGGTAGAGATTATCAATCGCCCGGAAAACAAAGACGACCATTTCCTTTTATGGCATGACTTGGAGGCTGAACGTGAGGCACTCTGCAAGGCAATTCCCGGATGTAAGGCTGTGTATGGCTCGCAAGATGATGATGAAGCCGACAGGGTGATAGCGGATTTCAAAGACGGCCGTCTGAAATATCTGGCCGCCAAACCTGAAATGCTTGGTGAGGGTTTGAACTTCCAGTACCACTGCCACAAGGCAATCATGTTTATTGACTACCGTTTCAACGACAAGTTCCAAGCGATAGCCCGTATCTACCGTTTCATGCAGCAGCATCCCGTAGAGCTTTACTTGGTGTATGCCGAAAGCGAAGGTGAAATATTCAAATCATTCATGCAGAAGTGGGCGCAACACCGCCAGATGGTAGCCAAGATGACCGATATAGTCCGCAAGAACGGTTTGTTCGGTTTGCAGGCAGAGGAAAAGATGATGCGGTGGATGTTTGCCAGCAGGGAAGAAAAGTCCGGCAAACTGTGGAAAGCTATCAATAATGACAATGTACTTGAATGTCAGAAGATGGAAGATAATTCGGTAGACCTGATTGTAACCAGTATCCCGTTCTCCAACCACTACGAATATACGCCTACCTACAACGACTTCGGGCATAATGAAGACAACGGCAAGTTCTTTGAGCAGATGGACTATCTCACCCCGGAGCTTATGCGTATTTTAAAGCCCGGCCGGTTAGCCTGCATCCATGTAAAGGACCGTGTACTGTTCGGCAACGCTACGGGTGACGGTATGCCCACCATCGACCCGTTCAGCGAAATGACTGTGTTCCATTATCTGAAGCACGGGTTCCGCTACATGGGGCGTATTACAGTGGATACGGATGTGGTGAGGGAGAACAACCAGACTTATCGGCTTGGATATACAGAGATGTGCAAGGACGGTTCAAAGATGGGTATCGGTTGCCCGGAATATGTTCTTCTCTTCCGAAAGTTGCCTTCTGATACCTCACGAGCCTATGCTGATTTGCCGGTGACAAAGAATAAGAGTGAATACTCGCTTGCCCGTTGGCAGATAGATGCCCATGCAAGTTGGAAATCTTCTGGTAACTCTCTATTGAGCTATGAGGACATGAAAGGAGCCGGAATAGATAAGATACGCCATCTGTTCAGGAACTACGAACGTGAACATATATATAACTACGAGGAACATGTATCATTCGCTGAAGAATTGGAAATATACGGAAAGCTGCCTAAAACATTTATGGCCGTTGACCCTGTAAGCAAGAAAGATTGGATATGGGATGATGTCACCCGTATGCGCACGCTCAATACCAAGCAGTCACAGAAGAAACGGCAGAACCACATCTGCCCTTTACAGCTCGATATCGTTGAAAGACTGATTGAACGGTATTCAAACAAGAGTGAGTTGGTGTTTGACCCCTTCGGAGGTATCGGCACAGTACCTTATTGTGCCATCAGACTGAAACGTAAGGGATTATCTACAGAACTGAATTATGACTATTGGAAAGACAGTCTTTCATATCTGTATGAGGCGGAGATGGAAGTTAGCGCACCCACATTGTTTGATTTGATGGACAGTGCCGTATGAACATCTATCACACAGAACCCAGATTCGACTGCGAAAAATTCGCTCCATGCGGGCGCATCTCCCTGCACAAATGCCGGAAATACAAAGGCAGACTGGATGAATGCAGGGGATGTACGCTTGTACACCGTAAAGCCAAGACGGTTGCCGGTACGGAAGCCGGAAGAAAGGTTTGTCCGCATTGCGGACGTTCCCTTCCGCTCCACCGGTTTTATAACAGGACTGTCAGATGTGGGGATAAGGAATACCGATGTCTCACCTCCTGGTGCAAGATGCGTATGAGTGAAGTCGCAGCGGAAAGAAATCGTAATAATTAATTTAAAAATCCAATGAAAAACGTAACGAAAATAGCCAAGAAGTCCGCAGGGCTTAGCCAAAAATGCTCGATTTGCCCACTTATGCAAAGATGCACTTTAGAAATCCATAGAGCCTGTTTTGACAGCTTTGTAGAGGGTTTCAAGAAAGGGGCCAGAGCTGCTGAAAAAGAAATAAACAAGAAATTCAAATCGGAACAGATATGAAACAGACAGCAGAAGAAGCGGCAAGGGGATATTCCAATGATTGCAGAAACAGGCAGCGTCATTGTGAACCGTACTGCATTGTTGACTTTATTTCTGGTGCCGAATGGCAGTCAAAGCAATCACCTTGGATAAGCGTTGAAGATAAACTGCCTTCTTAAACCAAAAAGTAATAGTTTATAACGGGAAACAAATATATATATCTCATAGGACAGAAAAAGACTACGCAAAAGATGCTAATTCCTTCTTGTATGGATTGCAGACCTATAATGTTGTAGCATGGATGCCCATCCCGTCTTTCGATGAGAGATACTATACGCCAACAGGGATATGCTGGAACGAATTAAAGAGAAAGGAGATTGAATATGAGGTTTATATTAATTATACTTATGACAGCCACGATGTTATCTTGTAAAGATGACATGGAACATAGATTAAAAGGTGGAATGGTTATTACTGTTAAGGGAGATACCATAAAGTTTTATGGAGGAACGTTTACTTATAAATTATTTGGTGAAAGAGATATTAGGGGTGTTGTAATTGATGAATCAAAAGAAAAAGAAGATTAGCTATGGTAATAAAGAAGATAATTTATAAAATATCTATCTATAAGGTACTGCCACCTTATAAGAATTGGTACAGTATCATGACTAATGACGGACTAAATCGTAGTAATGTTGTAATTATTGGGAAAAAGCAATTACTGAAAGTAGCTTTAGCCTTGATTGTTATGGCTATTTTTAATAAAAGGACTACTATAGATAAATTCAAATCGGAACAGAAATGAGCCTTGGGCGGCTTTGTAAAACCCATAGAAACAATGATGAAAAAGTATATTGGAACAAAATTAGTTCAAGCCACACCAGCAATTCGCAAGGGTGGAAAAATTTATCTACCTACTGATGCTATTCCAAAAACAATGGAACCAGTAGAAGAAGGTTATAAGGTGGTGTATGAAGACGGTTATGAAAGCTGGTCACCTAAAGATGTCTTTGAAAAGGCTTATCACGTGGCTGATACCCCTCTTGACCGTATGTATATCGAATATAATGAGTTGATGGACAAACATAATAAGTTAGTACTGTTCCTTGGTCGAAAAGACGCTATTGAAATAGCAGGTGAAAATCAGGTCGCCTTAATGGAGGTTCAAAAAGTACAGATGCACGACTACATTCTTACCTTGAAAGAGCGCATTGATTTAATGAAGAAATAA